CCTCTAGTTGAGACAACCGCAGTAAATACTAGCACTTTAGACGCCGCAACTGGAACAATTGGAGCGCTTACTATTTCTGGAAACTTAACTGTTAACGGAACCTCAACAACAGTAAATTCTACAAACGTTTCAATTGACGATCCAATGCTTTACCTCGGAGACGGAAACCAGTCTAACGTATTAGACCTAGGTGTAGTTGCAGCATTTAATAATGGAACTTACCAGCATGCAGGACTTGTTCGTGATGCATCAGATGCAACATGGAAGCTTTTCTCTGGAGTAACGGCAGAACCAGGAACAACAGTAGATTTTACTACTTATACAAAAGACTCTCTTGAGCTTGGAAATCTGTTCGCAGATGCAGCCGTAATTGGAGATGTAAGCAATGCAGAGCTACAGCGTTTACATGGTGTCACATCTCCCATACAGGCCCAAATTGATGCTAAGTTAGCAACTACAACAGCTGCAACAACTTACGCACCACTTGCCTCACCAACACTTAGCGATGTTACACTAACTGGAACTATTACAGCACCATATCACACATTAAATGGAGCTGTAATTCAAGATGGAACAATTACTAATCAACAGATTAGCGCATCAGCAGCAATTGCACAAAGCAAAATTACTGGACTAACAGAAGCAATTGCAGAGCGAGCAAAGATCGAGGGACCAACATTTACTGGAATGGTAACCCTTCCAGCAACAACATCAATAGGATCAGTAAGCGCTACAGAAATTGGATACCTTGATTCAGCAACATCAAACATTCAAGCACAGATTAATGGAGTAGTTGCAACGGTATCTAGCGATTACACAACTCTTAGTGGTCTTATTACAGCAGAAGCATCAGCACGTAGTGCAGCAATTTCAACAATCAATACTGCAAATGGTACACAGGATGTAGCAATTGCTACTAAGTCACCAATTGAGTCACCAACGTTTACAGGCACTGTAACTGTTCCAACGCTAGCAGTAACAGGATCAGCTTCAGGTATTACAAAGACAATGGTTGGTTTAGCAAATGTTGATAATACAGCAGACGCAGACAAGCCAGTTTCAAGTGCAGCACAGACAGCATTGGATGCTAAATTAGCAGTAGCAACTGCCGCATCAACTTATGCTCCAATTGCTTCACCAACATTTACTGGAACAGTATCTGGCGTAACAAAAGCTCACGTAGGACTTGAAAACGTAGACAATACAGCAGATGCCTCAAAGCCAGTTTCAACAGCACAGGCTACAGCAATTGCAACTGCTAAGTCAGAAGCAATCGCAGATGCAACATCACAAGTAAATGCACTACTAGCAGGAGCCCCAGCAGCACTCAATACACTTGATGAGCTTGCAGCAGCTCTTGGAGATGATGCAAACTTTGCTTCAACAATAACAACAAGCATTTCTGCCAAAGCACCACTTGCAAGCCCAACATTTACAGGAACTGTAACAGTAGGCGCAGCAGGAATTGTATTTTCAGATGGAACCCAGACACGGGCTGGAGTGCCTTCTATAACAACAATAGGCACAGCACGTTCAGCTTCTGAAACATTAGCAGCAGGAGAACAAGATAAGTTTGTACCTGTATCAGGAGCAGTTGTAATAACTCTTCCTGCAACAGGATATTCAACTGGACAATCAATTGATTTCTGGCAACAGACTGGAACTGGTGCATCATTTGCAGCAACTAATGGTGTAGTTGGAACTCCAGGACTAAAGTTCAGAACAACAAATTCAGTTGTAACAGCACTAAAAATTTCAAGCGGATGGTTGGTCTTTGGAGACCTATCAGCGTAATAGGATCAAGGGAGAATATATAAATGTCAAAACAATCAGGTAGAATGAGCCAGTCTTCAAATGACTTCTTGGCTCCATACGCTCCTACGATAGGAACAGCAACAAACCTGGGATCAGGTCGAGCATTTAATAATGGACGTGCAGACGTAACGTTTACACCTGATTCTAGAAATGCTGCAAATTCATTTACAGTAACATCTTCTCCTGGAGGATACACTGGAACAGGAGCGGCGTCACCAGTATCTGTTTTAGGCCTACAGTCAGGAGTTGCATATACATTTACTGTAACTGCAACAAATAGCTACGGAACTTCAGAAGCATCAGCTGCGTCAAATTCAGTTACAGCAACTACAAAGCCAGCAACAATGGCTGCTCCAACTGCAACTGCTCAAACAAATCAAGATTCTGTCACCTGGGCTACAGTTGTTCCAAATAACGGAGGATCTGCAATAACTGGATACGTTCTAACATCTTCGGATGGACCAACATATTCAATAACAGGAACAAGCCACACCGTACCAGAGACAGCAAATACAGCCCAGACATATAGAATTCAGGCAGTAAATGCAAATGGTACTTCAGAGTATTCCCCTAACTCTAATTCAGTTACAACATTGGCACCGTTCTTCCCGCCGTTCTTTCCACCAAGCTTCTTCGCACCACCAAGCTTCTTTGCCCCACCAGGGTTCTTTGCCCCACCAGGGTTCTTTGCCCCACCAGGGTTCTTTGCCCCACCAGGGTTCTTCGCACCACCAAGCTTCTTTGCCCCACCAGGGTTCTTTGCCCCACCAGGGTTCTTTGCCCCACCAGGGTTCTTCGCACCACCAAGCTTCTTCGCACCACCAAGATTCTTTGGATGCATTGATGAAGACACACTAGTTTCAGTACTAGACGGAGATTTTATAATATATGTACCAGCAAAAGATATCAAGATAGGAGATATTGTTGCTGGAGTTAAATGGGATGAACTTACATCTGAAATTGATCAAGACCCATCTGTTTGGTCATCAAAATCAATAACAGAAATGACCGTAGTCCCAACAACAATTACAAACATAGTACCTTCAGTAAAAGACATAACAATGTATTTTAACGGAGACATGTCAAAGAGATTCTCTCTAGAACAAACAGTGCTTGTAAAAAGAAATGACGTCTATATGTTTATTACAACAGGAACAGTAGAAGCAGGAGACGTCATCCTACAAAGAGTTGAAAACCAAGGATTTACTGAAATAAAGGTTGAATCTATAAATACTATTGATGAAACAAGAAATGTCTATCAGCTAGATGCTTCACCAATAGATGCTTTAATTGCAGGAGACATTGTAGTACACAACCTAAAGATGTACTAATGTCTATATACCACCTTCATATACCTAGAACATCTGGAGTATACATAAGGAACAATATGGTCCCAGACCTTATTGCTAAAGATATCCCGCACTTTGCGTCAAATCGAACACGAATTGATGTAGATCACATTAAAGAAAGTAAGTTTGTTATAGGACACTTTGGGAGAATGCCATTGAAATATATGGAGTCTCCCAAAGTTTTCTGTTTACTTAGAGATCCAGTAGAAAGATATGTTAGCTATTTTAAATATAATACTGGGCATATAACATCAAAAGCGGCGGCGGAAAATAATTTAGATCAATGGTTATACAAAGAGCAGTCAGAAATACAAGGTAACCTGCAGTCTAAATTTTTAACTGGTTCAACAGATGTAAATCTTTTTAATAGTTATATAGGAGTAAGCTCAGAATCATATATAGACAATATATGGCACCTAGAAGACTACTCTCTAGACATTGATAAGATTAAAGAATCTATAGCAGGTATTAATATATATACAATGGAAAACTATGATAAGTTTAAGTTTGATTTTAACGAAGAGGTTAAAAAACAATTTGGAATAAATGCGTTTAAGTACTCAGATAAATCCAACCAGTCCCCATCAGTTAAAGTAGAAATTAACGAATCCCATTTAAAAAGAATTAAAGAGTTAAACGAAGTAGATTGTGAGATATACGAATATGTACGAAAGACTGAAAAAAAATAGCGAGTGGTCTATTTTAAAATTAGGCGATTTTAACATAGACAATATAAAAAAAGAAGTATCCTCTTTTGAGGAAGAGTGGTACTCCTATACAAAAAGACAGGAAACTTTTTATACCCACAAAGACACAAAAATGTTCCCGATATGCTTAACGGATGAATCTATCTGGAAACCTGGGGATGCGGTAGAAGTAACCCAGTATAATAAGTTTATTAATGATCAGGCAAACATAGAAATAGATATAATTTTTGAAAAGCTTGCTGCTTATTATTCTGGCAAAATAATAAGATGCGAAGTGGTAAACCTGCCAGCCAATGTAACTATCAGGCCACATGTTGACGGAGGGCCCTTGCTACATTACTCAAGAAGAGTTCATGTACCAATAATTACAAATAAAGATGTTACATTTACAGTAATGGATAATACTATAAATATGGAACAAGGCGGGTGGTATGAAATCAATAACCAGATGAAGCATGCAGCTAGCAATAATAGCACAGTAGACAGAGTCCATTTAATTATTGACATCATGCCAGACGATATGTTACACTATAACAAGACAGGAGCGTAAATGATTGCAGATATAAAACCAAACTGGTCATCAAAAGAAATGCTATTTCCAGGACTATGGGTATACAGAAATGTAATGCCTCAGTCTATAATGGACAGAACAAAAGATTTCATTGAAGCCAATAATGACTCATACAAATGGGCAGACGCAACAGTAGGATATTCTGAAACAAAGTTAGACTACAGAGATTGCCAAGATTTTAAAATTGGAGAAATTAAAAGCCCTAAAAATATACAAGAATTTGCTTTGTCAGAAATATGGGAGTCTGCGTATGCAGCACAGATCCCATCAGTTGAAGATTATTGCGGCAAGTATAATGTTAGAATGAATTACTGGGAAGTTATGAACTTCATTCAATACGGCCCTGGACAACACTTTAAAGAACATGCAGATCATGGTTTCTCATATAGCGCTACAGTCTCATTGGTAGCATATCCAAATGACGATTATCTTGGCGGAGAACTAACTTTTCCAAAGCTAGATATCTCTATTAAACCACAAGCTGGAGATCTTTACATATTCCCTTCCACATACCTATTCTCTCACGTTGCCGAGCCCGTTACAGAAGGAAGAAAGTATTCAATTGTAACTATGCTAGACTACAACGATCATGCACACTGCCAAGAGTTTATGCAAATGAGAGCAGAAAGAGTTGAACGTGAAAAACATAAAGGTATACAAAACTAGAGAGGGATACGCTCAAGTATCCCCATTAAACGCAAAAAGATCTTGGATGGACGATACTTACGAGTTCCACGCATATAAATGTTTTCCAGTAGGGCTAACTAACCAACTAGGTTGGGGGATATCTTTTCCAGAAGACATCACTTTTATCTGGGATGGAATTTGCGACTCCACCCCAGACCATGTTAAAGTTCTTGCTGGTGAAAAATATGCTTATACAAGTAGGGCAAATGCAACAATTAGTTTTAACACTGGATTAATGTTCGTAACAGATAAAGACGAGACGCTTCTCTCAATGCCAGTGCCTAATCAGTTTATAGATGGAGTTGTTCCATTTACAACACTTCTATCTACATCATTTTTTAAGGGAGATCTACCAGTAGCTTGGAGAATAACTAGACCAAATGTAGAAATAACAATAAAAGCCAACACTCCAATAATATCTGTAATACCAATAAATCTGCAAGATTTACAAAATTCAGAAATGGTATTATCTCCAATAACAGAAATTAGCAGGCCAAAGTTTCTTCCAGAATCTTATTCTGCAGCAGTAATGGCTGCAAATGCGGAAGGTAGGTGGACTAATTTTTATAGAGATGCCACAGACCATAAAGGGAATAAACAAGGAGAGCATCAAGTAAAAGCAATTAGATTAAAGGGTGGCTCTGAGTAAATGATTAATGGTAAAATATATATTATAGAGAATGAGGGTTAAAATGAAGGCAGCAAACGAAGACATGAAGCTACACGCTCCAAAATCAATAACTCCTTCTGGATTTTATGGCAATTCTTCTGACAACATAGTAGAGTTAGAAAATTTCTTAACCCCAGAAGAAAGAGAGCGATTGATAACATTTGCTTTGAACAATAAAATATGGGATCACACAGAAACTCACGTAGATGAAGATGGTCTTGTTTTGTATGATGCAAATATATGGAAAGATCGTGTATGCACTTACTTCTCTTTAATGGAGTCAGACCCAACTATACTTGATTTAATTAATAGCATGATTGCAAGACTTAAAATTGAAGTAGATAAATTCTTTGAAGTTGATGCAAAAGAGACTGGCCCAGCGATTGTTAGATGGCCAGTTGGAGCAAGACAAGAGCCACATGCAGATAAAGAATTTCATACTGGTATTGAAAAGGGAAGAGCGAATGATTTTCCCCACTATGACCTAGCAGGCCTATTTTATTTTAATGATGACTATGAGGGTGGAGAATTATACTTCCCACAACATGGAATAGAGTTCAAGCCTAAAGCAGGAGCAGCATATTTTTTCCCAGGCGATATGTATTATACACACGGAGTTAGGCCAGTAAAATCTGGCAATAGATTTACATCTCCATTTTTTTGGACGATTATGAGACACACAGGAGAAAGACAACCATGAGCAATTTAGAGTATGTAGAATTATATCCAAAAGTAGACGTTTACCGAAATGTTTTGTCTGATCCACAAAAGCTTTATGAAACGATGAAAAAGTCTGAACAGACTTCAGAAGGAAAGCATTATTTAAGATCATGGGATCCGTGGGCTCATTTTGGAACATACTCTCAGGTCAAAGATCCTGCAGAGATAAAAGATGTCTCTGAAGATGCAATGTTTGTTGAAGAAAAAGATTTTGCCGATCAAGTACAAAAAGCATACGATTTAGTTTTAAACGACTATATTCAAAGACACAACATAGAGCTTAAGCCAGGATGGCATTTTAGCGGATGCTCTTTTTCTAAATACAGAGACCAAGTAGATGTATTGAACAACAAGATGACAATGCAATATCACACTGATTTTATTATATCTGAAAGAGATATGCCTGGTTCAAAATTTCAGCTAACATGCACAATGTACATAAATGATGACTATCAAGGCGGAGACATTGAATTTTTTGTAGATGGCAATTTAATAAATCATAAGCCACAAGCAGGAGACATCCTTGTATTTCCATCAGACGCACCATATTTTCATGGAGTAAAGACTATTCATGGTGGAGAAAAGTTCTTTGTTAGAAACTTTGTAATGTATCCGTATGATGGACATCCTGACTGGCTTGCAAAACAAAAGCAAATGGGTGCAGCAAACTGGATGAAAAAAGAATTTAAAAGACTAGAGTATGATAATCCAAGAAACATGAAATATCTTCAGGACGGAATTCCTACAGAGTATGATGATCTGACTGGAAATAAAAATGGTCCAAGTGAGGGAATGTAATGAAATTAACAAAGCTAACAGAAGACATTTTT